GTCGGCGGCGGCATCTGATTTGGATTCAAAGGCCGGATCAATGAACGGCTTCGGGGCCATCCTTGAGGTGCCTTTTTCCAGAAAGCGCCAGTAGTAGGCGTTGCGGGGGTCGTTTTTCTTCATTTTGGGGTCGCTGTTGGTGCCGGATTGATTCGATCCCCGCACATAAACACCTGAAGACACTGAGCCGTCACGCTGCTTTTTACGGTTAGTCGCCATAATGTTCTTTTTGAGCTTACCGGTGCGTTTGGGGGCGCGGCTGCGGGTCTCATCGCGCAGGACTTTCGCCCCGGCATAGGTGCCACGGCGTAACACCTTGTCGCTCTCGGCTTTGCTGAGTAACGCCAAATCCTGCGACAGGTCTTTAAGTGCTGAAAAATCCACGGTCGTCATTGCTTTACACCCTCCTGACAGAGTAATTCCAACAAGGTTAATTTGTTGTCCGGCATCGCCGCCTGAATCGCGTAGGTTTTGCCCTGAAAGACAACAGCCATGGTGGTATCGATATCAGCACGGTAACGTATCCAGAACCGGACGAGGCTTTCAGACAGCACCGTCTTGGCCGCCACCAACTCGCGGCCGCTGATAAATTTCGCTTCCGCCCAGACCGTCGCCACGGTGTAGCGTTCGTTGACAACGCCACCAGATGGACTTCGGCGGGTGCGGATACCCTGAATGTCGATGCGGTGACGCAATCGGCCAATATTCATAGTTCACCTCACAGACAGTAGCGTTTATAGGGTTGCAGCAGGGCTTTCACGGCAAATGGCAGGGTGGCCACTGACTGCCCCACAACCACGGCCGTGCGGTTCTCATACCAGTGACCGATCAGCAGTAAAATGGCCTGAATAACCGCCTCATCCAATATCAGCGCCTGAGACTCCGGCGGGATCACCCCGGCTTCCGGCACATGCAGGGTTTTTCTGTCGGTATAATTCAGGGCATATTGCAGGGCGGCGTTTTCATATTGCCGGAGCAGGTCATCATCATGGGGTGAGTCTATCCGGCAATGATCTTTGATTGTTGGGAGAGGTATCATGCGTCACCTGTTATCAAAAAAGCGGCCTGTGACAGCCGCTGAATATGATTAACCTTTGGCCGTTGCGGTGAAGTCACCGTAAATGAAAGCTTCCGGGCGTTTGACTGCCAGCGCCAGACGCTCTTCACAACGAATGGAGATCATGTTTTTGCCGAAATCGTCCTCGTTTTCGCTGGAAATCACGACGTTCACCTGTTCACGGTCAAAAATCTGGGCAGCAGAATCGAACGCGCCCACCAGAAACTTACCGCGGAACGCCGCCACATCCGTGGCAATAACCGGCAGTCCCCACAACGTCGGCGAGGTATAGCCTTGGGGGTTGGATAGCAGGTAACGGCCGAGACTGTCCTTGATTAATTCCACCGTCGCCCAGTCCACAAAGTGGGTCACGATGGCCGACGGCGGCAGCAGGGCTAACTGCGCCTGCAACATCGCCAGACGGATATCGTCAATCGCGGTCGCCTTGTCGACCTTGATTTCCGCTTTGTACTTGCTGGCCTGCGGCACAATGCCCTTGATATTGCCGTTCGCCCCGTCACCGAACAGGATTTGTTGTTCTTCAACAAATTTCAAGCCGTAGCGCATTTCGCTGTCAATCAGGGATTTCAACTGTCCGAAATCGTCCAGTACCTGCTTGGAGGCCTTGAACATGTGCGCCAGCGTGGCTACCGGAGTGATTTGCGTCGCAAACTGAATATCACTGTAGGGCTTCGCGGTACCTTCCGGTACGGCAGCGGCTTTATTGGTAAACCCAGTTTGCTGCACCCAGAAAATCGCGTTAGACGTGGTTGTCCCGCCGGCAATCAAATCGCGGATAAACAGGCGATGTTTGGGTTTCACGTCAATTTCCGGCAGACGGTGCGGCTCGATCACCCGGTCAGGCACTTGCGGGGTTGTCAAGGCCGCTTGTACCGGCACGGAAATGCGGCGGTTGGCAGAAATATTGCCGCTCACCTCTTTCATCAGTTCAGCAGAAATCACCTGCTGGCCCAGCGTCTGCACAACCTGCACTGCATTGTGCAGGGGCATTTGTGCAACATGCTGTTGCAGCTCGCCTAATTCCGCCTTGATGGATTTCTCCGCTTCACGCAGCGTATTCAGTTCCGCCGCCATCTTGTCCACCGCCGCCTTGGTTTCCGTGGACAGTCCGCCGACTTTCTTCGCTTCATTCAGGGCTTCTTCGGCTTTGGCATTGAACTGGCTGTTAGCCGCTTCGATTTTGGCAGACAGGTTTTTCAGTAATTCATTGGTATCAGACATACATTCTCCAGATTATGGGTGTGCCGGTGCAAAGGCGTTTATCGTCTTTTCCAGTTCGGCTAAAGTGTCAATATTGATATCGGTAGCGCCCGGCATACCGTGATTGTGAGACGCAGCGCCCGGCGTGCGCCCGTTTAACGCATTGAACAGTTTTCTGCGCTCTGCGCGGGGGACATGGGATTTAGCCAGCAGGGCATCCAGTTTGCGCAAGGCGGCTTGCGGGCTGTCGTTGCCGTCGTCAATCACGTCGGCGGTTAACAACCCGTCAGCAAATCCCTGCGCGATGGCCTCGGTGTGGTTGATAAACGTTTCATCGTCCATCATTTGGGCAATACTGGCCTTGTCGATACCGGTGCGTGCGGCATAGATATCAATCAATGAATCATCAAACGGCCTGAGTGCCTCAGCGACCGCAACCAGTTCATTTTTATTGCCGCAACAACAGGTCCAGGCGTTATGGATCATCAGGAACGCCCCGCGTCCCATGTTAATTTCATCCCCGGCCATCGCAATCACTGAGGCGGCGGATGCGGCCAGCCCCAGCACGTTAACCGTGACCTGCCCGCTATGGTTGCGCAACAGGTTGTAAATGGCGATACCCTCAAACACATCCCCACCCGGACTGTTAATATTGACAATGACGTCCTGATCACCCATTGCCCGTAATGCGCCCGCTATCCGTTTGGCCGTGACGCCCTCGTCCCAAAAACTCTCACCAATCACATCGAGAATAGAGAGGGTGTTATCCGTACTCGTCGCTCTGATCCCCCCATTCCATTTGTCGAGCGCCAGCGGTCGGATATCGTTAACGGTCGCGTTAAATGGCCTGCCCTCCGGTGCGACAGGCATGTGTTTAATCTTCATGGTTGTTATCCTCTGGCGGTAATTTTTTCTCCACCTCCTCCCCTAACAGATCTATCGGTGTCAGGTTCAGCTGTACGGTGAAAACGTCCCCGCCCTCAATTGGCGGTAAATTCTCTTTGCGCCTGACCTCGTTGCGGCTCATCCATGCATTTTGTAATGCCGTGGCGTAGTACGAAGCCCGCCCTCTGCTGTCTGCACGCAGCAGCCCCTCCACGTTGAATTCAGCGTAATAATCGCTGTCAGAATCCAGCAGACACCGCGCGATTTCCTGCTCGATATTGACCAGCAACGGCCTGAGCGTGTGGGTCAGGAACTGCATGTTCATCCCCTCCAGTGACGATGCCCAGCTGGATTGTTTTGTGGCGTGTCCCACCATCACCGGTGGCACCCGAAACCAGCGGCAAATTTCTTCCACATTGTAGGCGCGACTTTGTAACAACTGTGCCGCCTCCGGGTTCATCGTGATGTTCTGGTACGTCAAATCCCCCGGCAGCACCATCATTTTCCCGGCGTTTTTTGACCCCACGAACGCCTGAATGTGTTGCCGAATGCCGTTAATTTGCTCTTCGGTTAAATCGGTATTTGCAGACGCAGAAATAAAGCCAGAGCTTTGCAGTCCGTTTTCGAAAACTTTGGCCGCCGCCTCATCTGTGGATAACGCCGCGCCAATCACATCACGCCCGGTTTTCACCGGGATCAATCCGCTCAACCCGTCGATACCGAACCCACGAATGTGCATCATGTTTTTGACGGGGATAACCCGACGCCTGCCCTGATGTTCCCCGCTATTGTCGGCGTAGGTGTATTCAATATCACCGCCCGGCAAGCGTTTAATGTTCATGTTTTGCGGCAGCAGTGGGATCAGCGCCACCAGTTTATGACCGATGAACTTCTTTTCGATAAAGGCGTTGCCGCGCAAACAGAGACTGGCGACCACCGTTAACATAAACCGGGATTGGGTCATCTCCAGATTAGGGCGGTTGCACAGAATGGGGTAAACCGGATGGTTTTTCGCCAGTTCACGGGAGCCGTCATCATGGGATTTGTACAGCTTGAGCGGCAGCGTTGATACGGTTTCACTCAGCAACCGGACGCAGGCCCACACCGTGGATAATTGCAGGGCGCTGTCCGCACTGACCGTTTTGCCGCTGCTGCTCATCCCTGTCCATTCCTGCCAGAAACTCCCATCCAGTAAACCAATGGGAACCCCCATCCAGCTCAGGAGGGTACCTTTAATTCTGCCTATCTTTTTCGCCACTTATACCCCCACCATGATTGGGTTCTGGAGGAACGCATCCAGCCCCGATGAACCTTTCGCATTGTTTAATGCACCTGCTGCCATCACCAGCGCCACCATGCCATCCATGCGCCCCGTGGATTTGTCTTTCGCGAGTTTCCGGTTGCCGGCCGCATCCCGCTCAACCACCGCATTCGCGGCACACATGGTTAACACGGGATGATTAGCGTGGTTTACCTGCCCTTCCAGTAATAGCTGTTCTGTTTTATCCATGGCGGGGGACATGTCCTTATAGCCCTGTCCAAATTCGGCCATTTTCAGGGACAAGCCAGCCCGCCTGACTTCCTTCTTAAATATCTCTATCCGCCAACGATCAAAGTGGAGTATTTCAATGTCGAAGTTTTCCACAATGTCAGCGAGTTCTTTTGCAATATACTCATAGTCCACGGTCGCCCCCGGCGTGGTGCGCAAAAAGCCTTGTTTTTTCCATACGTCGTAAGGCACGCGGTCAGTTTTCGCCCGATCCAGCAGCGTCTTGTCCGGTGTCCAGAAGAACGGGTGAACATTCCATTTACCCGACGCCGATTTGCCGATAATCACCAGTGCCGTGAGATCTTTGGCTGCCGACAAATCCAGCCCGGCGTAACATTTGCCGACGATAGGCTCCAGTTCCCCGGCGCATTCCATCCATGTATTGCGGGAAATGAACGGCGACACCAGTGATACCCGCTGATTCAGCATCAGGTTACGGAAGCTGTTTTCTTGTGACGGCATCCGCGCGGCACGTTTGGCGTGTTCCTCAATATCTTTCAGTGATCGGAAGGTATCCAGCGCCGGGTTAGCCGCCCGCCATGCCGCCGGATCGGTAATGGCTAAATCCATCGGTGCCGTGTAAACGTGTGAAACGATTTTGGGGTCGTTGGAGTTTGCCGCATCATCCAGCCAGATACTGAGTAAATCGGCATCCGTGGGTGCCTGCGTACTGATAGCGACCAACAGCGGGTTTTCATGCGCCCCCTGCGAGGTCGTGATAGCGTCGATAAAATCGTTTTGCGCCCCTTTCACCTGCCCGACTTCATCCAGTATCGCCAGCACCGGTGACAGCCCGTGTGTCGTTTTACCATCGGCGGACAGTGCCTTGTATTCAACATTGCAGGGTTTGCCGATCAGCCGCTTGCTGCTGGGGATAATGTGAATAAGCTGCTGCAACCGGGGGTTCAGGTTAATCATCTTCACCGCCAGATTAAACACAATGGCCGCCTGTTCCCGGCTCATGGCACCGCTTACGATTTGGGAATTCTGCACCGCCTCAGTGCCGACCAGATGGGCCAACAGAATGCCGGCAATCAATCCCGTTTTGCCATTCTTGCGGGCAATCGATAAGTACGCGGTGCGCGTGCCGTGGGGATTGTCGTAGATATCCCGGATAAATTGTTTCTGGAACGCCTCTAACCGCATGGGCTGCCCCAGCAGCACCCCTTCTGGCACAATGCAATAACGCTCGATAAACGCGATGACCTTCTCACCGCGCGATAATTGACTGACCATCCTTTCTCCTTAGTGCCAGGGCGACGCCAGCAAGCCATCGTCCTCAACTTCGCCCAGCAAGGCGCGGGCGTCGGCATCGTTTTGATTCTTGTTGCGCTGGTCACGGCTTTCGCCATTGGTGGCGCGTGAATGGATTTGCAGACCGGAGCGCTGGGCAATAATCACGCGGGTTAATTCGAGTTTGTACTTGCGGTTTTCCTTGATCGCCTTTTCGTCACGGGTCTCGGAGTAATCCGACTCCAGCTTGCGCAGGTAGTGACTGACTTCCATCAGGGCATATTGGTTATTCGCCAGACTGACCACTTCAATCAGGTCGGAAGGTGTCCAGAGATTGAGCGCTTTTGTGCGAATGTTGTCATTGTAAAAGTCGATGGCTTCCGGCATTAAGCCTGCGTGCGCCGGCGGTTCGAGGGTGTCCTGAAATGCGTTGACAATCGCCTGCATCTTGCCTTTGAGGCTGTCTGAACGCGTGCGTTTTGTCATTTACAGCCTCCTGTTAATGTCAAGCTGTTTGTGGCCTTTTTTGACCTTTTTTGTTAAAAAACTGCGTTAGCGATATCGTTGAGGGATAGCGGCGGTCTAATACTTTCTGGATGGAACTTTATAATCACCCTAGTTATCATTACGCATAAAGTCATTGCATTTGTTTTCATTCCGGTTGATATAAATTTTATTCCGTCATTTATTCCAGTGTGAATGATCATCTATCGGGATGCCGTTGATATCGCAGCCAATCTCTCGATTGCACTTCTCAATACGTTGCTTAGTCGAGTTGTGATGTGAGGCGCACAGTGACTGCCAGTTCGCCTTACCCCAGAACAAACGCCGTGCGATTTTAATGGCCTCGCTATCATTGGCATTAATCGCATCCTTAAGTTTATGCGGGACGATATGATCGACCACAGTAGCCGGGGCTAACTTGCCCTGCTGACGGCACATCACACATAAGGGATGTTGTTGCAAGAACGCCAGCCGTGCCTTACTCCATTTGCTGTTGTAGATTTGGGACATGGCATTACCTCTTGTAGAACAGACCGCCGCCTCGTCTCTCACGGGTGACGAACTGGCGTATCTCTTCACGGATTATCTGACGGAGGTGATCGTCGTTATCCTTTATTACCGCTTGGGGTATGACCGCCTCTTTCATGTAAACCTTTCCGGTTACATCGAAGACCTTGAAGCTATCGGCAGCAATTCGAGCCTTAGCACCTGTATCTACTGCCAGTGTTATACCTGCGTCATAGCGACGACCGTTAATGCGACCCACTTGTTCAGCAATATTTTTCAACTGTGATTT